TTAGGAACTTTGTAGATTCTCAATGGCTTTTTCATAAAAGGAAGTCGCCTTTTTCTTATTGTCTTTGGATAGATGACTATAGATGTCCATAGTCATTGAAATTTTAGAATGGCCTAGCCGTGTTTGGATTTCTTTATAAGGCAGGCCAGCATTAAGCAATAGACTAGCGTGGGTGTGTCGGAAAGCGTGGAAACTCAAACGAGGACATCCAGCCAGTTTTAAATGCTTTTCTAGTCTGAATCTGAGCGCTCCAGCTTCTCTATAGTTGTCAAAGGTATCAGAGAACACTTTTTCAAAAGTTACCCCTATTTCCCTACCTAATTGGGATTGTCTTGCTTTATAGAGCCGAAGCATGAGTACCGTTTTGGTATCAAGTGCTATTTCTCTAATGCTACTTTTACTTTTAGGGCTAGTGATTTCTTTTAGGGTGTTTAAAGTCTTGGTAACTGAAATACTACCGTTTTGTAGGTCAATATCAGACCATCCCAAGGCTAAACACTCACGAATACGCAAACCAGTTGCTAGAAGTGTCTTATATAACACCGTATCGGAGAAATTTTTGTAAGTGTTCGGCAACTGATCCAGATAATCTAAGAATTTTTTCAAATTGTCGTCATCCAGATATTTCAGTTTTTGCCCTTCTTTGGGTTTGCGCCGTGGGACGATGATATCACTAGCTGGATTTGAAGCAATGACTTGCAAGGAAACGGCATAGGATAATATGCGTTTATTTAGGGCATGGAGTTGGTTATATTGCTGATAACCTTTTCCTAGTTGATTGTAATCTATTGCCCACTGGTTTACCTGGTGCTGAATGGTTGGGGGCGTTAGTTTATCTAGTTTGTAGTCTCCAAAGGCTGGTAGGAGATACTTTTTTATGTTGTTTTTTGCGCCTATAAGGGTGCTATGTTTGACTGTATGGCAATAATTTTCTAGCCAGAGGTTCGTCAATTCCTGATAGGTGGTAACATTAACGGTTTTTGTGACTGTTGAGCCGTTTTTTTCAAACTCTACTTTGGCTTGGATAGCCTTGCTTTTGAGTCTGTTCTTGGTTCTGTCTGAAATAGTTGTCTTGACTTTCTTACCTGTTACGGTATCGATACCAAGATAAACGCTGGAACGGTAAACTACTGATCCATCTTTCTTTTTGTACTCTGTAATCTTCATGGTTTTACTCCTTTTCCATCAGCAGGCAAGCAATTAGAAAAGGTTTTGAGTTTATACCATGCGAGGAGCTACGAGAAACCCCTTATTTTCGATTTTAAGCAGTCAGACGGTAAATTTTGTACCAGAATAGAAAACAAGGCGGATATGGGGCTTATATGAGGTGTCACCCCCTGATATTTCAAAAGTTTTATTTAGAAAATAAAAAGGAAGTAACAACTAAGCTACTTCCCTGGAGCGCTGAGGCTCAAAGTTTAAAAATATGAGGGTAAACCTCTAAGTAACTTAATTATAGATTAAAGTCTAATAGATGTCAATATTAGAAAAGGTTTTGAGTTTATACCATGCGAGGGGCTACGAGAATTTTAATTTAACTTGTCATTAATAAATAGTGTTAACTATTTTGTACTATAATCAAAGAATTCTTCAACTATTGCATGTTTTAATGGGCGCTTTGCAACTTTAATTAATGTTTTTTTGTTTTCTAAATCTTTTATAGTTTGTTTTAGACTTCTTTGTGAATATTCAGTATGTTGTAAAAGATTCAAAAGTTCATTGTCGTTAATGCTTGCTTCAAAATCTGACACAAATAATTGGGATTGAATAAGTAGAAATAATATCGTTGCTTCAATATCAGTGAAACTACTATCTTGCAATTTTTGATGGTAATAGTATAGCATTTCTTGTTTTTCTGATAGTGTATTTATTATTTCATATTGTCCCTTAATAATAAAACTTAAGATTGTATGTACAAATTGAGTACCATCTGCTTTGTTTAGTATGTTTCCAGTATCTGAGAATGCTTTATAGTATTTATTTTTATCTTCATTTATTTTTTTACTAATAATAAGGCCTGAAAATTTATCTAATTTTCTTGAAAGATACTTAGATAGGATATAACGGCCAGTTCTTCCATTGCCATCATAAAACGGATGAATGTTTTCAAAAAAATAATGTGCTAGACTAGCTTTTATAAGGAAAGGAACATTTTCTATATTGATGAAATGAATCCAGCTAAGTAGCATTTCCTTAATTGTCTCTTCTTTACCTGGCGCAATATGCTCTATCTTCCCATTTTGATTATTAACAATAGAGACATAGTTTTTCCTAAATAGTTCACCATCCAGTTCATCATCATCTTCAATTTCTCCGCTAGTTAATGCATTATATATTTCTCGAATATGAGTTAGTTCTGTTACATTTAGATAATCTTCTGAAAGTATATCTAGATACATTCGGACAGTAGATTTATGTTTCAGTTTTTCTTTTTTATCTTTGTTAAGAGCCTCAATTGCAACTGCTACATCTTTTCTTGTAGTTCCAATGCCTTCAATTTCATTTGTGGAAATAATGGCATTGAATAGTTGTTCATTATAAAATTGTTGATGAGCAACGTCTGGTAGATCATTAGCTAAATCTGTGATAGTAGAAGATAATTCAATGATTTTTTGGGAAAGAAGTTGGATTTCCATAATTGGTACAACAAATAGTGGATATTCGTTTGTTGCGAACTCCTCTTTTTTCATCAGATATGGAAACATTGTAGTTTTTGTGGTGCCGTATCCATTTATTCTTTGTAGGTATTCTTTTTCATAAATACTACGTTCACTGTAATAAATTTTTTTAGACTTTTATACTCCATACTCTAAATTTAATTAATGACAAAAATGTAACTTTGTCATTAATAGCTCCTTTTAATTTTTTAATTATTGACAAAAACGCTATTTTGTTAATAATAGCTCGATTTAATTTTTTAATTATTGACAAAAACGCTATTTTGTCAATAATAGCTCGATTTAACTTTTTAATTATTGACAAAAACGCTATTTTGTCAATAATTATTTTGCCGTTTTTTGCGCTTTAGTCTGTAAAAATGGCTTTCTATTCTTCAATTTCCCCTGTTTTTGCACAATAGACCTTGGAAATAGGGGCGCTATTGGCGAATATGGGGGATTTTTATAGAATTTTCTCAAAAACCATTGTGGCTTGAATACGGTCGCCACCGCCTAGCCCTTTGCTTCCACCATTGGCGGTTGTGATTGTATGCAGGCGGTAGCCTTTTGCTACTTGGGTGTTAATGACGTTTTCTAATTCTGTCAAGTTTCCTGATCCAGTACCAAAAAATTTCTCTTTTAAGGTTACTTGAAGGACTACATAGTGTAAATCAGTAGCATTTGAAGCAGTTGAGTGAGTGCTAGCGTCTTTAATGTTATCAAAAAATCCCATGAGAGTTACTCCTTGTTAGTTTTAGCAAAAATTTCGTCTTCGTCATCTTCTTCTTTGTTTAATATAGTAGTTTTCGTTGCGAGTGAATCAATAATTTCAAAAATTTTGACTTGATCTGATTCTTCTAATATTTGATAATTTATAAGCAGTTTAGCGTAGTCGGTTTGCTTAATGTTATCTAACTCTATAAGGTCTTGGATTGCCAAAGATAATTTTAGAGGAAATGATTGTTGATACCTCTTGAATTTATCTGTATCTTTCAAAAATTCTTTTATGGTTTTATTGGCTTCTGTTATTCTTTCAACGTCTTCATAATTTGTAATTCCCTGACTTGAAACTTGGTCTTTAAATTTATCAATTGCTTGTATAACTTTTTTAGATACATAATCAAAATTATCTTCATAGCCTAGTAATTCCCCGATTTCAATTTTGAAATATTCAGCAAGTAGTAAAGCAGGTTTTGCTTTAATTTCATTATTAGGATTTTCCCAATTTTGATAAGTCCGTAAAGTAATATCCAATCCTAGTTTTTTTATTATAATATCTTCGTAAAATTCTTTTTGAGAGAATCCTTTTTCAATTCTAAGTTTTTTTAAATTATTTTTGGGTGTTTGTTTTTCCATTATTTGTCCTCTTATATGTTTACCTAGAGTATAACATAGTAGAGAGAAAAAATAAAATCATAGACGAAAAAAATTTCATTTATCGCTTGACAACGAAAAAAAATTCGTTTATAATTCAAAATGTGATGAAAAAACTTTCGTCTAAATCGAAGTTTTTGAGAAAGGAGTGATTTGATAATGTTGATAACGATAGAGCATGCAAAAAAAGTTCGTCGAAAAAGAGGAGAGCTTCAACTTGGGAAAGTTCAATTAGCCAAGAAACTGAAAATTACACCTCCCACTCTAGCAAAAATTGAAGCTGGCAACTATGATGCACCTAAGCGCATTTACGAAAGTGTAATAGAGTGGCTTTTAGAAGAGTATTAGAAAGGAGCGAACTAATCGTAATACTACTCTACATTTACAGATTTCTCATGTGGTGCTTTACCACTGGGGATTGATGAAAGGATCTAGCTAACTATTTACTAGCCTACTTTGCTTGCTACCTATGGCAGTATTAAGGAACTATTCTCCTGAAGTATGTCTCATGCTTTACCTTGGTACTGTTTTAGGTGGCAAGCACTGACAAAAGAAGAAAGGAGCGAACCAATGGACAACGATTTTAAGACAGTTACAAATGCCAAGGGGTTAGAAATTCCCAAGTATTTCAAGGATTTTAAAAAGCTAGTTGAAATGGACAGACAACTAGCCGAATATCTTTGTATGAACTACGAGGATTTGGACAGTGAAGACCTAGGTGCATTTCTTGAAACGGTGGAGCAGGGATTCAGCTGGATTCTGGATCTTATCGAAAGTAAAGACTTGCTTTATAGCCCCCAGGCAGGGAAGAAAGCATGAAAAAAGGCAACAAAAAAAGTCACTTGCGGAGAGTTTGGCGACCGAAGCAAGCGACAAGAATAAGGGTATAGATATTTTTTCTATACCTTGATTATAGCATAATATAGCGGTTTTCGCTAGTACATTGAAAATAAAATAAGGTACGCTGGGAAGATTTTAAATTTTTTCGGTTTAGGGGTTGACATTATACCGTGCATAAGTATATAATAAAAGCACGGGCAAAAGTAAAGGAGTGATATAATGAGCCCAAGAACAGGAAGACCTATAAAGGGGAATGCTAAGCGTGATAAACGATTAGAGGTTAGACTGACAGCAGACGAATACAACGAAATTCAAGAAGTTGCTGACAGTTTGAATATTTCTAAAGCTGACACGATAGTTAAAGGCATTCAACTTTTAAAGTCACAAAAATAAAAGAAGCCTGCTACGTTCTCAACCGACCAAAGCGATAACGTAACAGACTCAGCCCCCACGAATGAGGTACGTAAATATCTTATCATGCGTACTCTTATTTGTCAAACACAGAAATAGAGTACGCTTTTTGCGTACCCAAAAGATGAGGTATACAATGGGAAAACAACATCAAGCAGTAAAATTCAAAGATATTGCTGAAAAATTGTCCGAATTAGAGGGCAAAAATTTAGAAGAAATTGCTGGAGTATTAGGCTATCGCAACTTGGAGAGTTGCAGAGTCAATCTTTACAACCTGAGACAAAACAAGCGTCTAGGATTTGAAGTGGAAAAAGGGGTGTACTCCAAGTTCGCACTCTTGGACGATTCGGTAAAAGAGGAACTGGAAGACAAGGAATTGTCAGACCGTGGGCGCTATTTGAAGAGCGTAGACCGCTATAAGGCAATGCTAAACGCCTTTTCTATCGCCTTTGATAGCACGGTCAAGGCGGAAACCAGACAAAAAGCAGAACATGACGGCTTGAAAGCCTTGGACAGAATACCAGATAAGCACTACGCCCTACTTTATGACATGATGGAGGGTTAGGAATGGAAGCAAAAACACACTTTGCTAGATTCATGCGTAGAGGTATGGAATTAGCAAGGCAATTACATAGCAGAGAAATCCAACGTGATGAATTTGATAGAGCTTGGAAAAGATTAGGCGATCAAATCGAAAACGAAACGAAGAAAAACTAAGAAAACCGAAGTGCAGGCAAGCAATTAGAAAAGGTTTTGAAAAACGAGTGCTGACACGGCGACTCTAAGCACTTGTTTAGCAAAAATGTGGGTGATTACCCACGAAACATCACTACAAGCGTTCGTCAACTTGGGGCAATCGCCCAGCGTTTGGAGTGATGGTAATTACGTATAGGAAAAAGCAGGAAAAAGGCACAGGAAAACAATATGACATTAAACATAAAGGAAATTCAAGAGCAAGGGGGCAGACTTGGAGATGTGCTTCCCAGAATTGAATTAGTTAGACAGTTGAGCAATTCGCTGATAATAGCGAAAAATAACGGAGCAGATACTTTTATCTTATCTAAACAGACGGCAGAGGGCTTGGCCGTTATTCGTGACCAGATGGAACAACTCCATAGAGAGTTGGACGGGATTGCAGTTTATCTCCTTAATTGTGAGAATTTTGAAGAATTGGGGTACAAGTCAGATGATAACACCAGATATAAGAAAAATGACACAAGCAGAATTTGATAACTTCATGGCTGATTTAAAGGTAAACGATCCGAATTTATTTCAGTTTATCGTTGATTTTATCAATAAAAAAGTAACCGTTCAAGAAGTTGAAGCTTTCCAAAAGATGGAATATCAAGCCCAACAGTTATATATCAAGAATTACAAAGCGAGGGCATGACATGAATGAACTAGATTTAAACAATACACAGGCGCTTATTTTTACCGTGATTTTGATTGGCCTTCTCATATATCTAAATCATCGAGACCGCAAAAAGTGCGCTCAAATGGAGCGAGAAAACAGGAAACTAGGAGAAAGTCCTAGCGAAAGTTTAAGCCCAGATTATGGGCGGTATATCCAGCTTGCAGGCATTAAGCCGTGGAGGTGACGATATGTTTGAAATGATGATTGAAGAACTTCAAATAAAAATATTAGAAGCCTTAGAACGTTACCTAAAAAGTCATGAGAAAATACCTCCCCGAATCATTGGGTTGATTTCCGCAAAACGAGTACAGGAAGAGTTAGATATAAAATATCTGACCTTACAAAAATGGGAAAGAATGGGCTTGAAACGTTATCAACCTCCAGGAGACGATAGCAGAAAAGTTTATTATAAAGTGGACGATATCCGTAAGTTTATGGGGGTGGGAGAATGAGAGTGATAGAGTTAACCTTGTCTAGTGACAAATTAGCCTTATTCGGCTTTCTCAAGTCTACCCCTACCCAAGCTTGGAAGAATGAGAATCACTTCAAATTCATCTACTTTGAACCGATTGGCGAAGCGCTGACGAATTTCCACTATAAAGGCTTGTATGTGACTGTCAAAGACGAAAAAGAGGAAGTAGAGGGTTGGAGGTTAGTTAGAGACTTGGAGATAGTTTTGGCCAGTCCTGACTTGCTGACGATCCTGAAAGATTTAGAGGTAAACAAATTGACCGAGCAACGGCAGGGGCTTGGAGTGGAGTTAAAAGGCTGGGTTTTTGACCTGATTTGTAATGGCATTTATACCAGATATGAGACTTCACTTTTTGTCCGCTTGCTATTTGTCAATGGCTACAGTTTTAGTCAGCTGGTGGATTTATTTTCAGCAATCGTTAAACGCAAAGACCTAGCAAGCTACTTTCTAGAAGTAGCGACAAAATTCTATAAGGAGGTGGCTTTTGAATAGTGAAGAAATTGTAAGTAAAATTATCGAAGAGAATCAGCAACAAATACCGCCTACCGTGGTGGACTTGACCCAAGCAAGGGAGACTAACGAGGAAAACAACAGCCTGGATTTAACACCTAAAACCAAAGGAAAAGGCTTTGTCATCACCTTGGACAATCTCAAGAAGATTTTGAGTGGGGATAGTAAGCTAAAAGGGGCGATACAGTACAACGCTTTTACATATGAAATTGACGTTACCAAGTCTATTAAGTTAAATGGTAGAACCTTGAGCGGTACAATCGATGACCTGATTATCAGAGAGATTAGGGCTTATATTGCTACCAAGTATAAGATGGATTATAAAAAAGGGGATATCGCTGATATCTTAGAAGTGGTGGCTGGAGAACACAGCTACAACCCCTTAAAAGACTATCTGGAATCTTGCGAAAGCGAGTATAAAGAGTTAGTGAATCAGCGTGATCCCTTTGATATTTTAAGGCATTATCTCAATATCAAGGATGACGAATATAACCGTATTATTATGGACTTGTTTTTCCGTGGAGCGGTTGCCAAGGTGTTTGACCCTACTGTTAAGTTTGACTTTGTGCTGGACTTGACTGGAAGGCAGGGAGTAGGAAAGCCCCAATTTTTTGAGGGGCTTTTTACTCACAAGTATTTTACAACCGTTGAGACCTTCACAGATAAAGATGACAAGGCTAGAATGGTAAGAAACTGGTGTGTATTTGATGATGAGATGGTGGCCAGTAAAAAGGCTAGTTTTTCAGAATTGAAGAAATTCATCACAGAAACCAAGCTGGAGTTTAGACCGCCTTACGCCTCCAGCGACAGGCGATTGCCTAAGAGTTTTATTATTGTGAGGGCAACCAATGACCATGATTATTTAAACGACCTGACAGGAGAAAGGCGCTTTCTGGTTGCTGAGGTACACAAAGACACCGCTTATAGGGGCAGGAAGTGGACAGAGAAAGACCGTAGACACTTTTGGGGTGCTATGGTGATGGCTTGGAGAGCTAACCAAGTCTTGAACCTGACAGACGAGCAGGAAAAGCTAGTAAATGAGGTTAGAAGCCGTTACAAGTTTGTTGATGAAACCCTTGAGGATTTGGAGCGCTATTTAGGCACTCCTTACCCAAAAAGAATGTATCAGTTCCCGATTACCGACAGGACGCGATGCTATTATATCTATGATATGATGAACGAGGGATACTATAGAAATAACAGGGGCGGAACGGTTGAACTGGACACAGACACCTATGGCGAGCTGGTAGATAGGGATAAGATGACCATTAACCTATTTTTTCAAGAGGTGTATTTGACTGACAAAGTACCGCCAAAGGATAAGGCTAAGGTTAAAAAGTATATGCAAAACCGAGACGGCTGGGAACATAGGCGATCAACAAGATTTGGTAAAAGTATTAAACCAGCTTACGTTAAAAAAATGTAGTCAGTGTAGTTTATTTTTAAAAAGTGACTACATTTTAAATAGGAAGAAAACCCTTGATACATAAGGGGTTAGAAAAAAGTGTTGTTTTTACTATTTTACTGACTACACCCCTAAACCTTTGGTATTATTGACTTTTATATAAAAATGTAGTTATTTTCTATTTATTAAAGAGTATATCAAGATAAAAGATAAAAGGCGTTTATTGTTTATTTTTTTGGGAGCAAGGTGACTACATGACTACGCATGGCGAAAAGCCTTGTGACTGTAAGGCGGAGAGCGTAGTCACTAGATATCCCAAAATGACTACACTTTTTTATGAACTCTAAGAATTTTTTTAAGAGAGGTTTGAAAATGAAAGTAGAATTTTGAAAGGTTTAGAAGGGAACACTTTCAAGGCTTTTACGATCAAAGATAAGAGATACACTATAAACACAGTGAGGGGAGAATATCAATGAATGATGATAAAATGCGATTTGCAACAGAAAAAGGCTTTGTTGTCTATGAAAAATGTGGTATAATAGAGATAGAAAAAGTTCCAAGTTTTGGAGAAGTTACTTTATTCTATTCAGATGGGAAGTTTACCCATCTAGTCAAAAAAGAAACTAAAAAATAAGTCTATTGAGAACAACTCAGGGACATACCGTAAGCATATAATGCTAGTGGTATGTCCCTTTTTGTTTGCATAGAAAGGGGGTGAGGGTGATGTCAGGAGATACTTCTTTAGGGTATGTAGTAGCCAATAAGTTTTCTATGGATCCAGATAAAAGACAGAAAATCTTTTCTCAGTGTAAAAAAGAAGATGATAGTTTAGAACAACGGAAACAAGAAATACTAGAAAAACATGCTAACAAACAAGACAAATCAAAATCTAGAAAAAATGATTCTAAAGGCTCGGAGAGTCATAAAAGAAAAGCTAAGAGCAAAGAATTTTAGAAAGAATTATAAACAAAAATCAGATATTAAAAGATGAAGGAGCAAAAAATGACAACTAACTTAGTTAAACAAAAAGAAAATTTAGAAGCTTATATCCGAAGTACAGGTTATAACACTAGAGGGATGAACGTAGAAAATAATCATGTACTCATTGAAAAACCAATCCTTGATAGTTATGGAGATGAACATCAACGTAAAGAGCTGGTTGATCTAGTAAATGTTATTGAGACTCGTACCCGTGGTGGGAAGTATGAAGTGACTGACTTTGAATCTGATTCATTACAAGAAGTTAGCGAAAATTCGGTTGAGAGAACAGAAGCAGATAAAAAGAAAACTATCAGCGTTGATTACTTAGTTAAATTATTCAGTGGAAAACTTGATTTTTCACAGGAACAATTAGATGATGGCCAATATAATTTAACGGATTTTCTTGGTAAGAAGATTATTAAATTAAAACGTAGAACACGAAATAGAGAGATTGGGAAAATTCTCCAAACTGCGAAAGTGCAGACTGCTACAAGTATGGACGACTTGAAATCTATTGTTTCTTTAATCAATCCAGAGCGAAATGTATCTATGGTTGTTAGTCAATCACTATTTAGTGTCTTAGAAAAAATGAAAGACACTTCAGGAAATTATCTCCTTAAAGTTGATAAAGAGACAGGGACAAGTGAAACATTCTTTGTAGATAACTTTTTAATTGTAGATGATACAACATTAGGGAATAAAGGTGACAAAAAAGGCTTTATCGGAGATCTAGAAAACTTTGTTACTTTGTTTGATCGCAAGAAAGATACACTTAGTTGGGTGAATGCGAATGACTATTTTGGAAAACGGTTGATTTTACATACCCGATTTGATGTAAAAAAAGTTGAAGAAGATTGTGGTTATTTTATTCAATGGAACTAGGAGAAAGAAATGGATAAAGAAAAAGTATTTTTATTACTAGAAGAGCTAAATGATAAAAAGAATAAAATAAGAGGAGCAAGAGAAAAGCTAGATAAAAAAAGAAAAAACATCGTAAGGAAGCAAGATGTTTCGTTTGATAATATCGATGAATTTTTATCTAATAACTCCGAAACTATAGAGCAGCTTGAAAGAATGGAAGAATCTATTAAATTACTGGAGAAACAATTTGAAAACGATGAATGGGAATTAAGTTTGGCTCTTTTTGAATATATTTTTAAAGAAACTAAGCGCCAGGCAGAAAATAAGAATGTTTATAAGCGTTACCAGAAAAAACTTAAACAGATTCTAAATGCTTTTGATGAGATTCAAAATTTGAAAAAAGAAGTTGAAGAAATAAACAATAGTGTAGTAAAAGAATTAAGTCAGAAATATCAGTTGTCGCGGTATCGAACTGAAGTATACCCACATACTATTTTACCTTTCTTCTTAGAATCTCCAAAGGACTACCATAAAGCTAAAGAGTATCTAGAAAATAATTGATTCTTTAAACAAGGCTAATAATATTCTGAATGATTAAAAGAAGTATTACTAGCCTTTGTTTTTTAACTTTACTAAGTTTCACATAACAAAGTAAGCATAAACTGAAAAGAAGTAATAGCTTGAAAGCAAGGTATATCAGGGGTTTACAGAATGGAGTGAGTTTCACAGAATGTAAGATATGAGAAACTGAGGGGATAAATTAAAGAAATTTCCCTTGAACTTGTCATACTGAAGAGTTGTCCAACTTAAAACAATGATACCTGGTAATTTGTTGAGTTGAAAGGATATTGACTCCCCCCCACCTTTTAAAAAATCTTTCTGGCCAGTAGGGTACCGGTGAAGGGAACTTTTTCCAAGTCGGAGACCTCCAGACAAAAAGGGGGTAAAAACCTACCAATTTATCAGAAAAAGATTAGTTTTGAAAAATGAAGAAATTTAGTAGAAGAAATTAAGCTTTTACCCTTGTAATTTAAAGTAGAAAGCGGATGACCTACTTTCTGAGATTCCAGAGGATGGCAGGAAGTGAAAACCAAGTTAGGATAGATGAAGAGGCTTGGAAACTTGTTCTACCTGATCAGTGGAATTTGACTAGTAAGCATGAAAAAGCAATCAGAGAGAGTCTAGAAACATTTGTCTATGATATCAATAAGATAGAAAACAAGCGAGCCAGAAAATACTTTATTATCCATTATTGTTACATGAGGAAGAAAACAGTAAGTGAATGCTTAGAAATTGCTGGGATAAAATCCACTAATTATCATAGATACAAACAGATAGCTGTCTTAAACTTTGCTAGAATCCACCAGAACGGAGAACTAGAAGCATATAAGTAGCCATCAGATGAATAACTGGAGTCTAGGACGCCCCGTTTTAGGGCTTCATCATATAGAAAACTCCATGAATCAACTAGAAACCCTTAGAAATGAATCTAAGGGCTTTTAGATTTTAGAATATATAGGTTGGTGATATATGGTATAATGGTAATAGGTAATAAAAAAAGCACGTTTGACCGTGCTAGTTTCTTGCCTGCTGAACTCATCATATAGTATAGTGGCTCCTTTATGGGGCTTTTTTTGTGAACATTTTTAGGAACTTTTAAAGAATTTAAAGAAAATATAAGGAAATATGATTTTAAAGAAAATCAGGAATATCAAGGTCTTTACTTACTAATGAAATATAAAAATCAAGCGGTAGCGGAATAACTCAAAATGTGATAAGATAGGGGTATGAATCTGAAAGTGAAACAAAAAATACCATTAAAAATCAAGCGCATGGGAATTAATGGTGAGGGAATCGGCTTTTATCAAAAAACCTTAGTCTTTGTGCCTGGTGCACTCAAAGGTGAAGATATCTATTGTCAGATTACTTCTATTAAACGTAACTTTGTTGAGGCAAAATTACTGAAGGTCAACAAGAAGTCTAAATTCCGTGTTGTGCCAGCATGTACTATTTACAATGAGTGCGGAGGATGCCAAATCATGCACCTGCATTATGATAAGCAGCTAGAGTTCAAGACGGACTTACTTCACCAAGCACTGAAAAAATTTGCCCCTGCAGGATATGAAAATTATGAAATCCGCCCGACGATTGGAATGCAAGAACCCAAGTACTACCGTGCTAAGTTACAATTTCAGACTCGAAAATTTAAGAATCAGGTCAAGGCGGGCTTATATGCACAAAACTCTCACTATTTAGTAGAGTTGAAAGACTGCCTGGTACAAGACAAGGAAACCCAAGTGATTGCTAATCGCCTAGCAGAATTACTTACTTATCACCAGATTCCAATCACGGATGAGAGAAAAGTTCTAGGTGTTAGAACTATAATGGTTCGACGAGCAAGAAAGACTGGACAGGTTCAGATTATTATTGTTACAAATCGTCAGCTTAATTTAACCCAACTAGTAAAAGACTTAGTTAAAGATTTCCCAGAAGTTGTGACAGTAGCTGTGAATACAAATAAAGCTAAAACCAGTGAGATTTATGGTGAAAAGACAGAGATTATCTGGGGAGAAGAGAGTATTCAAGAAGGTGTACTCGATTATGAATTTTCACTATCTCCTCGAGCGTTCTATCAACTAAATCCTGAACAAACAGAAGTTCTTTATAACGAGGCGGTAAAAGCCTTGGATGTTACTAAAGAAGACCATTTGATTGACGCTTATTGTGGAGTTGGAACGATTGGATTTGCCTTTGCAAAGAAAGTAAAAACACTCAGAGGTATGGATATTATTCCAGAAGCCATTGAAGATGCCAAGCGAAATGCGAAAAGAATGGGATTTGACAATACTCATTATGAAGCTGGAACGGCAGAAGAGATTATTCCTCGTTGGTACAAGGAAGGCTACCGAGCAGATGCTCTGATTGTGGACCCACCACGTACAGGTCTGGATGATAAGTTATTAGATACTATTTTTACTTATGTGCCAGAAAAAATGGTTTATATTTCTTGTAATGTTTCGACCTTGGCTCGTGATTTGGTACGCTTAGTAGAAGTCTATGATCTTCATTATATCCAGTCGGTCGATATGTTCCCACATACAGCTCGAACTGAAGCTGTTGTAAAATTAATAAAAAAAGTTTAA